CCCGATTGCTCATATGATGACTGGAAGAAGATTAAACAGAACTACAGGGACACTGTAGGTAAAGACTATGAACGAAAAGATTAAACAACTAGCCCTAAAATCTGGCTTTGCATACGAACCAGTAAAAGATCAACTTTGGGTTTCTGGCCCAAATAAAATCATGATTTCCCCTAGATTAGAAAAATTTGCTGAACTAATCATTCGAGAATGCGCCAAGATCGCCGATGATGGGTATGCGTCAAGTAATTTTGGCAATGGCATTACTGGGTGCCAACTATTGAAACATTTCGGAGTCCAAGAATGAATAATACCGATTGTGACTGTGGCTGTAATGAACCTATTGCAACCACCCCGCAAGAAATGTTAGAATTTTTGGCTCATCGTTTTGAGTATGCTGGTGTGTCAGAGACTGTGGCAAAATGGTATGCACGAGACATTCGTAAGATTCTTGAAGAACATTATGGGGATGGCACATGATCACCGCTAAAGAAGCAAAGGCACTGTATGATGAATCTGGGGCCGAAGCAAAGGCGTTATTGAAAACATTCGAACCCAAAATCATTGAAGCGGCAAAGAGTGGAAAACGATGGATAGTGATTACTATAGGCTCCAGTCCAACAACTAAAACACCACAGCCAGATTCTGTTCAAAAGAGAGTGATGGAGCTGCTCAATGAACTTGGTTACGTATCTCGATGGGTGGCACAAGAGGGCCATGCTTATATCCCTCGCGGACTAATGGATGATTATGGTAATGGTCCTATGCATGTGAATTACGGTATTCACATTGGTTGGTGAGTCTAGCTGTTTACTTTCCAGCTAGACTTGATATAATAGTCATATCAGTTAAACAACCGGAGTAACCAAATGGCACTATCAAGGCAATCGGTTCTTGATCGACTTGACTGGATCAAGATTGCAATCGAGACCACTCAAGAATGCGGTAACCACGATCGTAAACTTTCCGGTGAGAAAGTGATGAATGGCCACTACCTGAAAGCCCTACAAGAGCTTCATGCTGTTCAGAAGCAACTCGAAAATCTACTGGAACGCGCTAAGGCACAAGAGGCCGATCAATGATTACACTATTCAACAGAACAGAAGATAATCCCATTGAGGTCAAGCTTTGGTCTTTTCCCGGCGGTGAGCGGGGTTGTAAGATTGAACTGGAAGACGAATCACTTCTTCTTGAAGAGGAACATGTATTTCTGATTCGAGTTGATTTTCGGTCATCAGATGATCTAATTGATCTTCTGTTGCTCAATAATGCTATTCGGAACATGTTTGTTTTAGCCGGTAAAATTGATCTTATTCTACACATCCCATATTTCCCCTATGCACGGCAAGATCGAGTTATGTCACCCGGCGAATCTTTGTCGCTTCAAGTTGCTGTTGATCTAATTAAGTCATGTGATCCATATGCAGTTATTGTTCACGACCCCCACTCAGATGTTCTGGCTGGGATGTTTAAACCGGGTCAGTTGATCATAGTTCCACAAGAACATCTAATCGAATTTGATGTTTCAGAAAATGTACCAACGTATCTAGTTTCTCCTGATGCTGGGGCTCTGAAAAAGATTTATAAGATTGCTAAAAAGTACAATCTTCCGGTAATTGAAGCATCAAAAATTCGTGATGTGACAACTGGTAACATCATTGGAACAAAAGTAGAAAATCTAGGGATTACCGATAAAGTTGATCTGATTGTAGTCGATGATATCATTGATGGCGGAAAAACTTTCATCGAACTGGCCAAAGAGCTAAAAGAGGTGTATAATATCAATCGGCTAGTTCTGGCAGCATCGCATGGAATCTTCAGTAAGGGTCTTGATGTTCTGGAAGACTATGACAAGATCTATGTGCAAAACAACATGTCTGAATACAATCTAGAAGCATTTAACAATCGCAAGTGAATTTTAATAGGATCTCTACATCATGAAGCATTTTACTCAGACCGCATTGACTAGCATTGATAGTTACAAGACAGCCCATCCAGATCAGTATCCTGAGGGCACAAACAAAGTTTATAGTAACTTTACTCCGCGATCACTGACTCACTTGCGCGAACGCCTGCTCGGGCTGTCGCCATATGAATATGGTACTACTCAGGTCGTTTGGTTTGGTCTCCAGGTGTTTCTAAATGATCTACAGAGTATCTGGCAAGAAACCTTCTTTGATCGACCAAAGGCAGAAGTTGTTGCAGAATTTGTTGAACTAGTCGGTCCGTTCTGTGGACCACGAGGTTTCAATCAGAACCGTATTGAATGGTTGCACGACCTTGGTTATCTACCAATTGAAATCAAGTCGCTCCCTGAGGGTACTCTTGTTCCAGCTGGTGTTCCGGTTCTGACTATTACTAACACTCTGCCTGAAGCATATTGGCTACCAAACTTCCTCGAGACTTGGCTATCAGCCGATCTATGGAAATCTGCAACGGCCGCCACGATTTCCTATGTATATCGTAAGATTATTGATCGATATGCGGAATTGACCGGTGGCAATAAAGATTTTGTTATGTGGCAAGCCCATGACTTTAGCAGTCGAGGAATGTCTAGTATTGCTGATGCTGCTAGGACTGGTGCTGGTCATCTACTCAGTTTTGCTGGAACCGATAACGTAACAGCTGTTCAACTGGTCAATGATGTTTATTATGGCAAAGAAACCTTTGTTGGTGGTAGTGTTCCCGCCACCGAACATTCGACCATGACATCATCCATTTTAGTTGAAGCCGAACGACTTCGTCAAACTGGTGTTGGTGAAGATGACATTATGGCCAAGGCTGAGCTGAATGTTATCAAGCGGCTTGTAACTGAGGTATATCCATCTGGTGTTGTGTCGGTCGTTAGTGATTCATTTGATTTCTGGAAAGTTATCACTGAAATTGCCCCGGCTCTCAAGGGCGAAATTCTGAATCGTGTTCCAGATCAACTTGGACTCGCTAAGGTTGTATTTCGCCCAGACTCTGGTGATCCCGTAAAGATCATTTGTGGTCATAAGTACAAAGTTATCGATGATATTGATGATACGTATGAAATGATCAGCGCCTCAGATGAAGGATATGAGGTTGTTTATAACAAAATGGATGACAAGTATTATCAATTTGAGACATACGACGATGGGTGGAGTACCAGCGTTGAGTTCAAAGAGCTTCAGTTGTATGAAGTAAAAGGTGCTATCGAATGCCTCTGGGACACCTTTGGCGGTACTGTAAATGAGAAAGGTTTCAAGACCCTGAATCAACGGGTTGGTCTTATCTACGGCGATTCAATCACTTTGGATCGTTGTAATGAGATTCTGAAACTTCTTGCTGAGAAAGGGTTTGCATCAGACAATGTGGTATTCGGAATCGGCTCTTTCACTTTCCAGTACAATACTCGTGACACTCTTGGTTTTGCGATGAAGGCGACCTATGTTGAGATTGATGGAAAGCCATACTCAATCTTTAAGGATCCAAAGACTGATAGCGGAACCAAGAAATCTGCAAAGGGTCTTCTCCAGGTTGTTCAAGATGGAGATACTCTGAAGGTCAATCAAGATGTGACTTGGGAACAAGAAAAACAGGGTCTGCTTCGCACCGTATATCGTGACGGCAAGATCGTGGTGAGTGAAACTTTTGCTGATATCCGCAGTCGACTTGGAGTGATCTAAGAACAAGGGGTCTTCGGACCCCTTTCTAATTCACTGTGTACTTTTCCCACAAAGTTGATATAATAGTTCCATCGACTAAGGAGATTTGAAATGGAAACTAAGGCTTGACAACACCGAGCAAATCCGGTATAATAGCCACATAACATAACATAACATAACACAATGGAGCAACGGAATGTTCTACCACTTCAACCAAAACAACTCGGGCGGCTGGTGTCACAATGATGAGGATCTTTGCCATCACGTGATCATCGAAGCAGAGAATGCCTCCGAAGCCAATGAGCTTGCTGAAAGTATTGGCATCTACTTCAACGGTGTTGAAGACAATCTTGACTGCTCCTGCTGTGGTGATCGTTGGTATCCAGTTTGGGGCCAGGGTGACGATGAGCCTCTGATTTACGGCACACATCCTGCTGCTTACACCGAACATTTTGTTGAGTCTGGTGAAGTATTTTGCCGTGTGTTTTACCTTGATGGTCGCATTGCTGAGTTTCGCAGGCCTACTCGTTTTTGATTGCTGGAGAATAACGAATGATTTATCTTGATCTCGATGGTGTGTTTGCGGATTTCAACGGCGCTGTTCAAAAACACTGCCCAGGTCTGATCTATCAACAACACTCAAAGCAAATTTGGTCAGTTCTTGAGACCATCCCACATTTTTTCTCAACTCTAGATCCGATTTTACCTAGTTTGAAGATTTATGATGAGATTGCATCGAATACCAATATTGAAATGCAATTTCTGACAGCCCTTCCACGAGCAACCGGATACCTAAAAACAGCCCAACGGGATAAGACGGATTGGGTACATTGGCATATCGATGATTGGGCTCAAGTCAATTGTGTGTCTAGTTGGGAAATGAAAAAGTATTTTTGCCGGGGCAAGCATGACATTTTGATTGACGATTCGCCTCGAAACATCGAGGATTGGATTAAGGTTGGTGGCACAGGCATTCTTCATGTAACGCTGGAAGACACCTTGCAACAACTGCGGCGACTTGGAATCACATGAACCACTTTAAAAAAATTCTGTCAATTGTCTGGTATCCCATTGTTGTAATAGTAGCAGTCTACATGGTCTTGTTTTTGTCCACATCCGGTGTCATCTGATGCAATCGAGATTGGAATCTTTAGTTGAGGTGTTGCTGAATACTGTTATCGGTTGGCTTACAGCAATTATCACTCAGATTATCGTTTTTCCGCTGTTTGACATCCACGTTTCATTTAGCGAGCCGATTGGAATCAGCTTAATTTTCACATCAATCGCTATTGTGAGAAGCTACGTGATTCGTCGATGGTTTAACAAAAGGCTTCGACTAGCCGCAGCTGGCATCGCAAGGAAAATGTCATGAAAGCTCCGATATTATACGGTACACGATTGAAAACATTGTGATTCTAGTCGTGATTTGTTTTCTAGTCTGGATGACAGGTTCTGCGTGGTGGGCTTTGCTAGTTTTTCTAATGAATACAACGTCTGAAAGGAAATCTAAAAATGCATCAAGTGACTAACAAGACCCGTGATCGACTAATTTTTTCTGCAATCATTTTTGTGATGGTGATTGTCATGATTGCAACCATTTCATACATTTCACCAGTCGCTTTGATGGTACTTTTGGTGATTTTGGCTGGATAAAAACTTGGCGATTTCATTGTTAGCGTTGCTGAATGGCTCGTTGATTGGCTTAATGAAACTTGGTGAGAGAGACGGGAAATGAAAGTAAAGATCGGCAAATATGTTGACTGGTTTGGTCCGTTTCAGTTAGCCGAAAAGCTTCTGTTCTGGATGGATAAAAATGATGATCGAGTTTATAATCTTGGCCATTTTCTTGCATATGGGACATTCAAGGATGAGATGATTGATCTATTCGATAATGATAGAGATGAAACTTGGCTGTACAAATTTCTATCATGGATCCATTCGAAGAAACATCGCAAGGTAAAAATCCATATTGATCCATGGGACACATGGAATATGGACTCAACTCTATCCATGATTGTGCTACCCATGCTGAAACAGTTAAAAGCAACTAAGCATGGCGCCCCGTGGACTGATGATGAAGACGTGCCAGAGGGGCTTGGTCTTCGATCAACGGAAGCACCGCCCAAGAAAGATGAGTGG